GGAGGAGGCGTTACCCCTCCAGCAGTAGCGGGCGTCTTTGACCGGCGTCTGGACAGGAACCGAATCACAGGCCAATTCCTTGGATGATGTGTAGTGAACCGGCCCCGGCGGGAGAGATGAACGACACCGTGTCATCGTCCTGGTCTTTACCGATGCTCACTTGGGATCCCACGAGCACGGGATAGCCGGCGGTCGTAGCAGGCGTCCCAGATGTCGCAGTGCCTACGCGAACGTAGACAACAGTAGACCCCAAGTTCGTAAAAACCAACGATTCGGACGTAAGTCCCAGAGTAATGGATTGAGATGTGACATTCGGCGTGACAGTGACGCCGAGGTTGTAAGCAGGTTGAAAAGCGAGTCCCATAAGTCAGTTGCAGTTAGCCAACACGATACCAAGTCTTGAGAATTGGTTCAAAGCGCAGCCTGAAGAAGCCTCCAGAAGAGATCGTCGTAGGAGTGCCTACGCCCAGAGCACCATTCAGGTTGATCGTCAGGGCCGTCACCGTTTGAGACGAACTCACAAGGATCTCTTGTTGCTCCACGCAGTTGGCCACATTCGGCAGGATGATCGTGCCGGCAGCCAGTGTGGCGTTGGGCGTCAACACGAGCCACACACTCGCACTGCTGTCAGTGATGGTCGTCGTGAACCCAGTTGCAGTAGGCCCGGAGTACTGGATGATCTTGCCATCCCCGGCAGCCCCTTGGGACTGGATGTACTGGGCGACAGTGTCAGCGGCAGCACGGTAGTCTTGGTTGTTGACGTTGACCGCAAAGTAAGTGGACCCCGTAATGGTGTCCGTAAGAGAAAGTCGTTCGATAGCCATGGCTAAGAGTTCTTGAAGAGCATCTGGTCGTTGTTCTCGACAACCAGCGGGTTAAGGTCCGGCACATTGACAAACACCTGATCGGTGCGCTTGTAACCGGCACCAAGGGGCAGAGTCCTCACAAACTGTTGCTCATACGGCATCGCAGCCTCAATCAGAAGCTGGTTGTAGAGAGCTTTCGCAGTAGTCTTCGTATCGGGCGAAAGAGACTTTCCGTAAGAAGGAGCAAGACGAACAGCAAGGTTAAGAACCAGTGCTTCATTATTGTTGGCTGAGGTTTGGATTTCCTCATCTATGTTGCTGTCTCCCGGGCTTGCAGGGAGAGGGTAGCCGATTTGGATGTTGAGCGTCTGCCAGGAAGCCACCATGAGGTCCAGACGCTTGAGTGCGCTTTCGAGCTGGCCAGCGGTGATGTCGAAAATGTACGACGCCAACCCCATTTCCTCGAATGCCTGCTCAATAATCTGTCTCTTGGTGAAGCTCATTTGGCGAGTGCCTCGTCGATCATTTGGGCGATCTTCTTGTCAGAATACCGTCCATCAAACTTGATTCCAAGCTCTGTAGCCTTGGTTTCCAACTCTTCCCTAGTAGGAGGAGCGAAGTCATCCAACACAGGCTCAGAAACGGCTTTTACGGGCTCAGGTGTGGCTGTTTTGCCTTCAATGGCAGCCTCTAAACTCTCAAACCAGCCTTCACTGAGCCTTGCATCAAGCTCGTCCTGGCTATTTACCCCAGTGAAGTCATACGTCCCACGAGGACGAATGTACTTTCCCTCCGCTTTGTAAACCAGTGCTGGAAACTCCATTACTTTCTTGCCCTCCCAATAGGCTTTCCAGCGGCGACACGAGACTTACGGGCAGAGCTTAAAGCCATCGCAACGGCTTGCTTCTGCGGGTATCCAGCCTTCATCTCCTTACTGATATTTTTGGAGATCGTCTTCTGCGAATATCCTTTTTTGAGAGGCATAAACAGTTGATACACAAGCGGGAGGGCAGAGTCAACCACCCTCCCGCCGTGTATCTCAGGTTAAACCTGACCGAACAAGATGATCCCGCTCATTTCCGGCTGCTTGTTCACGACTCCGAAGAGCGTGTCAAGGCGGTAGCGAGTCTTCATCGTGTTGATGTCGTACTGCTTCTGCATGACCAGTTCAATGCCCTGATCGGTGGAAGCACGCATCACGTTCGCGCCGGCGTCAGCGGGAACCGCATAACGACCGGGCAGGATTTCGATGGCGTCCTTCTGCCAGAAGCAGTTGATCGGAGCAGCAGCAGTGTTGAGGAACACGATAGCGCTGTTGGACGCCTTGGTGTTCACAACGCAGTTCTGGTACTCAGCCGAAGCGGCAGAAGCCACCTGGTTGGAAACGATCCCGGGGCTGATGACCAGCGTCGTGCCACCAGCGGGAACGCTGATAACGCGGAAGGTCTTGAGCTGGCCGGTGTCGCCCTTGGTGATGTGATGAACAGCGTTCACACCAGCAATCGTGAAGCAGTCGCCAGCGGCAACGCCAGTGCTGCTCGACACGGTGATGGTCTGGTAACGGTTGTCCACGTTGAGGCGCTCAGCGGTCGTCGGGGACGTGCTGATCGCTTTCGGGATCTGGTAGTTGTTCGCGGAGTCGCGGGTGTCGATGGTGATGCCAGAACCAGCAGCAGCAGCGATACGGTTCGCGTAGTCGAGCTTGAAGGTGTCGAAGCTCGCAACCTGGCCGATGTAGGCGCGGTCGTAAGCGGTCAACGTCTTGCCAGACAGCGTCTGACGACCAGCGAGGTTGTTCGCCATGCCGTTGTAGTCGCGGGTGGACAGAGCGAGGTAACGCGAATCGAAGTTCACGCCCTGCTCGTTGAAGATGGCTTCGCACTGGGCGACGTCATCAAACCCGGTGGCGGCAGCGAGACGCTTCACAACGAGCGTGCCCTGAGCGGATGCGACGTTCATCACAGCCACGTTGATGTCGCTCGCCAGCTTCTGCTTGGCGGCGTCACCGAGGCGCTGTTCCTGAAGAGCGTCACGCAGTTCAGTGGCCGTCATAACCCACGGCACAGACTGGTTGAACCCGATCGTGGCAGGCACAGCCAACTGGATGTAGTCCGTGAAGTTGCTCGTCATATCCGTGCCCGAGTAGGACTTGGAGATGTACGGCTGCGGACGCCAGATGGTGTTGTTGGTGCGTTCCATCATCGTCTGATCGGTGTTGTAGATCGAGACGTTGCGGGACAGGACAAGAGCGTCTTGGAACCCTTCAAGAAGGTTCTCGAACGCCACTCTTTCTTCTTTGCTGAATGAATTAGGCATAACTTAGTTTTGGTTTTTGAGCTGCTTTTTGAAGGCGATAACTTTGGTAAAGTCCCCACTGCGTGCCGCTTCTTCACGCAAGCGATCCAACTGAGCGTTGGACGTACCGAGACTACCGTTTCCGTTGATCCGTTTTTCGGGAGGGGGTGCTTGTTTCTTTTGCACAGAGAGTTGAGTTTCGAGTTTTGCTACTGCAAAGGCGAACTGAACCGGATCAGTGATCCCAGCCAGTTCCTTGGCCTTGTTTGGGTTCTTGCCTAGGGCATAAACCATAACAGCCGGGTTCTGGGCTCCCTGAAGAATGATGCCTTGCTGCGTTACACTCAGTGTTTCGAGCACAGTGTCTTCAGCGTCTTGAAAGTCTGAAACCTTCAGCCCCGTCTTAGACTGGGTGTAGGTTTCGAGCTTCTTCTGCCAAGTCTGCTGTTCTTCCTGCTGTTTGGCCCTGTACTTGGCTTCAGCCTCTTCAGACTGTCGCTTTCGCTCGAACCAACCAGCAAGCTCGTTCTCGAACTTGTCTGAATCGTAATCGCAGTCCTCAAGCGTTGGTTTCTTGCCAGGCGTAACAGGACTTTGCTCTGTTGCCGGTGAAACTGCTTTGAGTCGCTCCTCAAGTTCGCGCTTCTCGCGCTGCAACTCGCGGTAGTTCTTCCTCAGGTTGCGCACCCATTCAGGTGCCTGCTTCTCTTCCTCCTCGGGGGCCGGCGATTCCCCAGCGATAGTCACCACATCTTCTTCCTGCTGGACCTCTGTCTGCTGCTCAGGCTCCACCGGGGTGGCCTCTGGCTGCTGGACTTCGATTACTTCAGGTTCCGTTGTGGCTGTATCTTCTGCCGTGTTGTTGGTGCTCATGTGTACAAAAAACTAACACAAATGCAAGCACTATTGCATCTGCGGCTGAGTTGCTTGAGTTAAGCGATCTGCCAGCGCAAAGATTCGATCCTGATCGGTCGTGCTGACCTTGGAAAGCGTCTCAGTCGTCTTGGCGCGAGCCTCTTCAGCCCTAGCCACTGCGAGGATACTGTCTGCCTGCGCTTTAGAAGCCCGTGCAATGGCCTCTTCGCTCGCAGCCTGCAAGTACTGCGCCTGCGGGTCAGGCTGGGCATTCTGGGCCTCTGCTGCCATTTCCTGCGCTTCAGTGTCAGTGGGCCTGACAACACCCATTCTGAGCAGCTTCTTGCGGAAGTAGTCGCGAACGTCTTCGACCCCTTCTCCGTCCATGTTGAGCATTGCCATGGCAGAGAGCACCTGAGTCATCTCAGGGTCCTGGGTGAGGGTCATCATGTCAGTCAGAGCGCGAACAGTGGCTCCACGCTTGGTCTGGCTGCTTGGGCCAACAAGAACCTGCACGTCGTAGTCAGCGTCTGACATGTCGTTTTCGTACTCGATCTCGCCCTCTTCATTGACGACAGGTTTCATCAGCTCCACAGGCTCCATCTTCCCGTTGGAAGCGACAGACTTCATCTTGCGGCCTTGCTCGACGAAGATGTCCTTGGCAATGGACAGCCAGATCTCGCCACACCGTTTCACGGCTTTTGCCATGTTGGACATGTAGATGAATGTCTGCATGTCGAGGCGCTGCTGGATCAGTTCCACGGTCTTGCCGGAGAGGTGAGACACCATCTTGTCGCCCTGTTGGGGGCTGCCCAAGATCTCCTGCATATCGGCCTCTGTAAGCTGCAAGAGGGCAGCCATGGAGGGAGGGATGGAAGGAGGCTTGGTGTAGGCCACAGGACCGCCGGGGGCAGTGTTCCCGTTGGCGTCAGTGATCGGGTTGATCAGCAGGTATGGGTAGTTCTTGAGGTTGTCCTCTGCCCACATCAACTGGTGCCCGGCGACCTGTTCAGGAAGCAGGATCGGCTTCTCGACTGCACTAAGGGCAGCGATCTCGCCCAACTTACTCAACTGCATGTTTTTAAGCCGCTGAGCGTCCTTGGCGAGGCGCACATGGCCCATGCAACGCTCTACGTTGTCCACGAACCACCGCTTCCCGTACACAGGGACAATCGGGATGTTCTTGCCGGCGATGTAGCCACAGTCCTCAAGGATCTTCGCCCCGGACATGATGTACTTGCGGACCTTACGGGTCTTAACCTTCTTACGCCGGACTTCTTTCCAGCCCGTGGCGAGCATTTCTTCTTCCTCATCGAGTTCATCAGGCCCGAGGGACTCCTCTTTGCCACTAAAGTCGCGATAGATGCGGATCTGCTGGGAGACTTCTTCGACGACGTAGTACTCAGCGACGTAAACGACTGAAGGAGTGTACCAGTCGAACTGGGAACGAGTGATCGTCTTGGGCCAGGTGGACGGGTCATCGTTCCATTCAGCCTTGTAGGCGTCATACGTCATGCTGGTAAGCACAAAACACCGCTTGGCGTCTGCCTTGTCCTGGCGCTTTGCCCCGAGGTCGAAGTAAACGCTGGTGTCAGCGTCGAAGATCGGCTCGATACAGACTCTCTGCTCGTCTTCCTCAGGATCTTCCTCGTTTTTGTACTCTGTACGGAGCCTCCAAGCCCCAAAACCACCCATTACAGCCTCTTCAAAGGCGTTGTCGTAGGCCTCTTCAGCGGTGGGAGACTGTTCATCTGCCCGATACAAGCCGGCACAGGTGTCAGCGAGCTTGTCGTACTCTTCGCCTTCCTTGGAAACGAAGTAAACGCCGATCCTGTTGTTGCGGTACTCGTTAATGATCCGCTGGACAGCCATGTGGACCTTGTTGACCTCAAAACGGGGCTTGTTCTCGAACTGTTGTCCGAGTGGTCCTTCCCACTGTGCGCCTGCGAGAGAGCAGAACCTACGGTCACCAAGGCAGTTCATGCGTTCCTGATAGAGCGCAGACTGGATTTGGTCGAACTCTGCACGGGCTTGCTGATGGATCTCAGCTAATTTGTCTTCGTTCATCGCTTGAAAAAGTTGACTACTGGCATCGCAAACGTGCTTCCCTTTTTGTGGGACGCTTTGCCTGGAATGGCTGCTCTACTTAAACCACTTACCACTAAATAGCGAGTCGCGTCCATCAAATGGTCATTATCCTTGACCACACGCCCCTTCTCATCCCTGCGATAAAGCCTAAACTCGTTGAGCCAGTTTCTCAATCCTGCGAATACTTTGATGCGGTTCTCAGACATCATTTGCCACACACTGTAAAGACCACTCTCTACGGCATTATTGGCTAAC